TTGCTCATGTGCTGGGCCTTCAAACTTGGTAAGCATTCCACCATTAGCTTTCATACGTCTACCACCATAAGCTAATTGATTGTAATCAAACTCAGGTGGGCCTACTTGTTGATTAGCTAATGGAGTACCTTGTCCTACACCTAACATAGAAGAAGTCCCTCCTGTTGCAACTCCTAATGCTGCTCCTGCAATTGGTGAGTATATGTTTGATACTTTATTTTGAAAGTCAGCCATTTTTTCATTGGCGTACATATCGTCTTGAATTATTTGATTTAATCCCGGTATAGGTGAAAGCATTGTATCTACTGATGCTAACCAGGCATCACCTACTTTTTGCCCAAAGGTGTATTTCTTTTTGGGTTTAGATACGGATGATATAAGTTCTCTTGAAGCCATAATTTTATAAGTTAAAGAGCTTAGATTGTTGAAATTCTAAGCTCAGTGTACAAAAGTAATAAATTTTAATTTGAAATGCAAATATTTAAGGTGTTATTTTCTATCATTACAAGATAGGAATTAAATAATAAATAATTATATCTTCTAATCTTAAATTAGAATTATTAGTAGGTGTATTAAATAATGTAAGTTTTAGATAACTATCTAAGTATCTTACACCTTCATTATCTCTTGGTAATTGTATTCTCCAGGATCTGAATCTTCTTCTTAGATTAGAATTTTGAATTAAAGGTAGTTTAGAAGAGGCTGTATATGAATTTTCAAGTTGCATGTTATTAACTGTAACTAACGGATACTCAGTAGTAGCATTTTTACTTACACTATTAAACTCAACATTAGTAAATAATTTATCTTCATCATCTCCCGCAACTATTGAAATATATCCCTCAGCAGGAGCACTACCATAAAATCTATTAGGGATTGATTCATCATTATGCTCATATACTTTATTAGGTTCAGTATAACTAACAGCTATTAATCTACCATCGTGTGAGGTGATAATATTAGGTACAAAACTATAAGTACTTTCAAAGGCTTGTAATCTTTCATTAAAGCCTATTGTAATACCTGTAGGAGTTGCGCTTTCCTTAGCAACTATCAATACCCTTCTTGTAGTCTTATCAAATACTCCAATTACATCAATAGGATTATCAAACTCACTTCTCTTAAATAGTGGTGAACAATCTGCTATATCAGATATAGATTCTTCTGCACCCCCCTGAGTCATCATTAACTTATGATTAGTATCATCATAGTAGTATAAGGCTGCACCAGAATCTACTACTGATCTTGTAAATTTAGTGCCAGACATTTCAGATATATACTGAAAATATTCAAGGACTGAACCTACACCTAATATTAATTGAGTACCATTGGGATCTGTTATAAGTTTTCTATCGTTAAAACTAAATAATCCAAATGCCTTATCTTGCCAAAACATTACCTGATTTCTAAATACATGAAGTTTAGATAATGCTCCGTTATTACTATTTACTGTAAGTTTATTATTAAATAAAAATCTAGTCCAGCTGTCTATTAATTCTCCTTGTATGAATCTTTCACTTGAGACAACTTCGCAATCTTTATATTCTACTAATCTAAAATTAAAAGGTTTTCCTACATATATTTTACCTGTAGGTTGTTTTGAATACACTCTGTTGTATAAATATAAATCTGTTAAGTTAGAAGGATATGCTCCATCAGGATTACCCTTAGGCCATTCTATAAATCCTTGTTGAATAGTTTCATTTAATTTAGGATTATCTGAAGCAAACACATCTTTACTTGTACAAGTATCATGTCTTAATGCCAAATTAATAGTAGTTTCTACAGGAACATACACTGAGCTTTTATGTCTGAAGTTGTACCAATCACTGCTAACATACTTATTTCCTTGTGTATGCATAGTATGGAGAAAATCAAATAATTCTATAAAAGTATCTCCTCCGAATACAACACTTCCTCTATCAACAGCACAGTTTCTTAGTTTTCCTGCTAGTATATATGAAGTATTTTGCTTACTAATGTAATTAAATCCTCCATATTGAGATAATAAAGTTCTTTCGTAATTTACAATAACATTATCACCCAATGATAAATAATCATTATCTTCCAATCCTAATATAACACAACTGCCTGAATATACAAATGGATCACTCCAATCATTTACATCGTTGCCTGCGGCATCATACCAGACAAAGTTAGTTACTCGTGTAGTTGTACTACCCACATCTAAAGTATAAACAGAATCTGCCCCTATTCCAGCCTGAACTATATCTGTAACTCCCTTTGAAATTCCTGTACTTCCATAATCTGCAGAAGGAAATTTATAACTTCTCCAATAATTACCTGGAGCGTCTGGATAATCATTTTGCAGCCTGTTAGATTCAACTGAAGAAACTACCTTTATAATATCAGTAGATGTTTTGTTAATAGTTTTATTAAATTTATGTTCCGGAGAATAATAAAATAAAATTCCTCTTGCACTTTTATGTATTGAAGCTAAATTATCATAAGCTTCCATGGTGTACATAAGGTAATCAGGAATATTTTGTACAGCCTCTTTGTAAGAATTCCACAATCCAGGAGTTATAGTTCCTTGTGAAACAATAGTTTTATCTATATCTTCACGCCTTGCTCTAACAATAGCTGCTTTCCAAGTAGAAGGAATATCAGTAAAATTAAATTTAAAATCTAATCCTAATACATTTGCATAAGTAGAACCATCTCCCTGACATCTAAAATAAATATCGTATGTGTAAGCAGGAGATGTTCCAGCTACTTGGTTTTGATAGTGGGTTATAGATGTTTCAGTATCATTTACAACTGGCATTTTAATATCTCCAACCCACTTAACAAAGGATTGTCTGCCCTTATCATCAAAAAATACTATACCAACCCTATAAATCTCATTTCTTTGATAGCCGACTATTTCTGCTTGATTTATGGGAGAGGCGTAATTACTAAAACTATTATTATCTGAATATCCACTTTCTATAAAATCAGGAGTACCGGGAGTTCCCCATTTTTGTCTATTACTGCTTACTTTATCAGTAATAATATACTTACCCGTATTAGTAGTTACATCAATTTGAATTGGTTGTAATCTAAAACCATAAGATATCTTGGGGCCGCTGCCTCCAAGAACTGTACCACCAACCTTATATTTAAATATATCTTGATCTTCTTTACTTAAATAACAATCATGAGTTTCAGGTACAGGAACTGAAAAAGGTAATGTAAATTCATTATTAACAAATTCATCAGATCCCCCTACATATTTTATTTTGGCTGTACTTCCAAGTCCACCTGAATTGGGCCCAAATCTATAAGTCCTTGCATCCCAATAATACCCTAATTCTTCATCAACATCAAAATATTTATCTGTTATATTTCCTGCAATTAAGAAATTATCTTTAGTTGTTAGTAATTTAGGAGAAAATATTTTAGTTCCTATACTGTTTAATTGTGCAGGAGTATATACAGACAACACTGTATCTCCTGCATCCACGACATTAAGAGTACCTGAATGTGGAATATTCCCTTCATACACGACATTAACTTCAGGTTCTCCTTCTTCAGAAGTATAAAATACTGCAATTATTTTGATAAACTCAAACTTTTTATCAATATTTTCTACTTTGATTGATACAGCTTTACCTGCCTGTTCACCATTCTCAGTACCCTTATAATCAAGAGTATAGGTAAGGTTAGAATTGGATTCTGTAAGATGTACTAACCCACTTAATGGAGATATAACAGTTTCAGCTCCATTAAGATTATATAGTTGATAACCATATTGTACCATTCCGGCATAATATAATCCGCCTGAAGTTACATCAACTATTTTTGGTTGATTTAAACTACAATCAGGAGTAATACTTAACAATTCTATAGGTAAAACTAAACTGTTTTTATCGAGAATATTAAGATGGTTAATATTGTCTATAGAGTTAGACCAATATATTTTGCCTAGATTGTCATTATCATATCTACCTACTACATCATATATTTCATAATTTGCAGATAAATCAGGATACATTACATTATTATAGACAAGATTATCTGCAGAATTTATAGAGATTGTTCCGTCAATTGAATAATTACATTTCCATATTTGTCCATATATACCACTACGAGTAAACAATATCAGCCAATCTCTCAAACTGGCTGTTGCTATAATGGACATTTCTGTTTGGGTTGGAACTACTGTTGTAATTATTAATCCGTCACCTGCTAAAGTAAGTCCTCCGGAAGTATCATTTAGATATACAAATATAATCTTGTTACCCCTAAGTCCGTAATATAATTTATTAGAATTAATCAATAATTGTAGAGAAACATCTTCTAATAATTTAGAATATACTGTATTTATATCAGAAGAATTATTGAAATAAACAGATATACTTCCTGAATCTGTATAAAAAGATAAAGTAGCATCTATTGAAGATTCTTCTAAATCAAGTTCTACAGTATATACAGGTCTGGTTTCAGGTATAGTTAATAGTAATTTAGTCCCAGGTTCATCGGTAAGTGCTATTGAACCTGATTTATTATCTACTATAACTCTTTTATTAAGAGCTTCATAATAACTATCAGGATTAGCTTTATTAGGACTAATACTCTGGCGCATACCCTTACTAAATCCAAACTTTTTCTGCATTATTTTTATATTAAATTAACGGTCTGTTTATTCTTCTTCTGCCTTGTACATACATTTCTTCAGGATTTCCAAGAGCTGTATAGTTAGCTTTACGCTGTATCGTTGATTGGTTAAGTCTTAATATTTGATTCTTTAAACTTTCAAGTTGAGCAAGAGAAGGCATAGCTTCTTTAGCTCTTACTTTACCTGCGTACCATAACCAATCCTGTTCAAATAGTTGATATACATCTCTTGCTAATTTTCCCTGTATCCATAATTTTCTACCTATTCTTTCTGTAAGATAAGTTTCTATTGCTCTAATATAATATACATCATCAGGAATCATTGGAAGCCCATTATCATCAGTTGGAAATGCCCAATAAACTATTTCTAAAAATCCAGATTCTATATTGGTAAATATATAATTGTTGTTAATTGTATAAGTTATGCTTGTATTTAAAGAAAATGATGGATTATTATTACTAATAGCAAATGTATCTGTATTATGATTAACCTGCATTTTACTACAATGTTCTCTTATATCAACAAGTTTATGAAAATCACACGGTAGTTCCCCCCTATAGTTTATTATTTCTATAGGGGAGTAGTGCCCGTAATCTTCATTACCATCTGTTACTTTTTTAACATAGGCATTTGGAACATTAATTAATTCTTGAGCAATAAATACCCATTCAACAATATCAGGCCAACTAATCTCATCAGTGAAACCTGTATCTCTAATAACATTTTCAACTACTCTTTCTATACTAGTGTATCCTGGGTTTAACATTTTTATTATTATTTTAATTATTACTCTATAGAATTATTATAAATAATTATCCATACTATTAATAGCACTTTTCATTAAACCATCAAATGATTCATTATCTGAATCTTCTTTAGGCTTATTTTCAAATGGGTTAGTTGTACTTATCTTTTTTGTACATATATCAATATATTTTTCAGAATTTTCTTCCTTACCATACTTGACTATAGAAATAATAAATCCGTTGGATACTTCTTCAACCTCAACTCTTTCAGTTATTCCATTAGCACTTAATTCTTTAGACCATCTTTTGTATCTTTTTTTAGATGGATTATCAGAGCTTTTTTCTAAGTAACTCATATTTTTTATTTTAAAATAGTGAATAATCAAGAGATAAATTTTCGTCTTTTAAAGCCTTGGCTAATTTTCTATCAACAGCTCTGCACATTTCAAGACTATACGCTGAGTTGTTTTTTACAAGACATGTAGTTTTATCCCAATGCCATTTATGCCTATATCCATCAGTATGCCTGTTAGTATGATATATCATTGGCTTGTCTTTAATTTCTTTAATTTCCTTAAGGCTTTTTCCAGGATATTCTTTAGCCCATAATTTTCTACAAGCTCCCCAATCAGGAGCAAGCCTTGATTTATCAAGATTTCCTTTATTATCAAGTTTTATTTTAATCTTAGTTTTTTTAATTCTTAAATTACCAAGTCTATGAGGAAAAGTAAATTCTACAGCTTGCATTATCATAGAATCTATAATCTTTTTAAAAAACTCTTTAAGAATTCCTGAATACTGTTTCTTTGATAACTTTCTAGGATTTCCTGTATCCTCACAATACTTTTTATATATAGTATAAGAATTATAATCAGTCTTTATCTTTTTCATTAGAAACAGGTATGTTCATTCTATTTATATCATTATTAGCATTATTCAGTACATCTTCAATTGGTACGTAAAATTGTCTAAGATCAGACTTAATAATTTCATTTTTAATATAATTCCACATATACAAAGGAAGTGGGTATTCTTCATTATCTGAATAACAAGGAGTTCCATCAGGCTTATTAAATTTTGAAGCATCTTCAGGATTTTCAAACACTCCTTTTATATTAATATACTTAAGTCCTTTAAATGCAGTATTGTTGCAGTTACCTATTATATGAATTTTATTGTTCATTATAAAAGCATACATAAAGTTCTTATTGAATTTACCATTTCCTACATAAGGCATATTAGCAATATCCACTATTTTAAACCCTTTGCTGGTTTGACTTAATGAGCCTATATAAGTGAACGCTTGTTTAGTATGTAGTTCAAGTGGTTTAGGAATGTCTTGTACAGTCCTTAATATCTTATGCTCAATATTAGTTATATCAGAAGGGGTAAAATCACTTACAGCTTCCAATTCTACAAGACCTAAATCTTGTATTAATGAAGCATCAACTGTCCTATGAGATTTATTTAATTCATTTCTTACAAATACTGCACGTACTTTATGTATAAAATGTTTTAAGAGCCTTTCATCAAGAACTGAATCATCTGATTGAGATGAGTTTACATCTAACCACAATTCATTGTATAGTTCAGATAGTGTCATAAGAATAATTTTGGTTTCTTAAATAGTTTAAATATGAGCCATACCAAGAATAAAACAGAACTGATAACTCCTATTATCCCCATTACATGATAAAAATTAGGTATATATCTTACCTCTTTAACTGTTTTAGTTAGTTCTTCTCTATATTTTTCTCTCCAATAATAAGCTTCTTTCGCTATTGCCTGTACTGAAAACAATGTATCCTTTTGGATAAGTTCTAAACTAAGTCTACTATTAATAACCTGTGCTTCAGCTTTAGAAAACTCAGTTTCTGCGTATACAGGTTTAGAATTAATTAATCCAGTATATTTGTTTAATACAACAGTATCATAATTATTAATAGTATCTCCCTTTATATATACAGGAACATTTATTATTTTTTCTACTATTGAATCTCTGATAATAATCTTTTCAGCTATTTCTGTTATTACTTCAGGTGGGTACTTTTTATTACAGGCTTTTTGTGTTACACAAGAAGATAACATAGTCAATAAACCTATAAATATAATTATTTTTTTCATTTCTTTAGAATATTACGATTTGGAACACCAATTGATTCTAACCATTCAGGAACATCAAAACAAGGGCAGGCTTTATTTGCAAAATGGTAATGTCCTGCGATTAATACATCAGGATTATCTTGTATAAAATATATAATATATTGAGCTAAAGACTCCATTTGTTCATCAGTTCTTGTATCTTTAGGTTTTTTAGTTTTTTTATCTAATCCTCCTGCATATACAATATGTCTGCTGACTGAATTTATACCAGCTACTCCATTTGTAATTTCCCAAGAATCCACATAAGCATCTTCATTATTTTTAGCAAGTCTTGTAATACTTCCATCTAAATGAAATAAATCTGTATAACCAACCTGCTTCCACCCTCTTCCAACAGGTGGTGGAGATAGATGCCACTTTTTAATATCTTGTATTGTAACTTCTCTACCCTCAGGAGTAGCAGTACAATGTATTACTAAAAACTTAATTTTCTTCTTCATGTCTTTAATTTAAATTTTATTTATCTTCAGGCTCTCCAGATTCTTGAGAATCCGAATCATAATTATATCTTCTATAATAAGCCTGCTCACTCTTAGTTTTACCCCATGCAGCCGCAAGAATCAATGCACTCAAAGCTCCTATTACTGCAACAAAATCTAACCAACTACTTCTTAATACATAGTCAGTAAACATTTCTATGGTTAAAACTATAAGATACCAGTATATAATAAGTTTAGATATCTTCATACCCTCTACCATTACATATGATTTTGAGGATATTCCCGAACCACTTTTTATAATATCTCTTTGAAATTGTTCTCTATTTCTTATTATATCTGGTATCCACATTTTTTACATCCAATTAATTAAAAGATTATACTGCTCTACAGTAATATCTTTAGGTAACATTTCTTCAGTTACGGGTAAAAATTTAATGTCACAATCCTTACTAAAAACTTCTGTTAAGATTTCTTCAGGGTTTTCTTTATCCTTTACCATTTCCTTTATTACTTCAATTAGCTCAGTCTCAATTTTTTTAAGATTAAGCACAATAGCTTTAGCCAAATCAAATCCTCCCAGTGATTTTAATGGTTGAGCATTATTGTAAATGTACATTGCAACTTGATTTTTCATGGTCTTCTTCTTTTTAGTTATTAATCATTATCTTCTTCTTCTGGCATATCATATATGCTTTTATTTTCAACCTTTTTAGAAGGATGTTTTTTCCTATAAAAAAATATCTGTTTTTGTGTCCATGTAATTAACGCTGTAATAGCGACTAATATTGTCAATGTCCACACAGTATGTTGAAAAATTGTATCTATGCTGTTGTTTGTTATATTAGACATATTATTTACAGTAGTTGGAACATATCCTGTTATCAAGCCTGCTATTGTGGTTACAGAGGCTTTCATAGGGGTTTCTATTATTTCAATTAATTTATTAATCATTATAAGTAATATTAGTATTTTGAGACTTATTGCTGAGTTATTTTTTAATTACAATACCTTCAAACATTTTATCAAGTTTAGCCTGAGTTTCATAAGGATTGTCAAACTTGTTAAATCCTTCAATCTTTGCAACTTGCAGGGCACGATTCACAAGTTCAATGCAACTGAAACGCTTATCATTATATATTCCCAACCACCGGAAACCCATCACTTTGAGAATATGAAATAAGAAGTTGCTGAACTCATAACCCTTACCTACCTGCTTTTGCAGATAAGACAGTACCACCAAAGGATTATCAATAGGCACTTCCCACTCTTTCACGTAATAATGATCTTTGATTGAATAGTGCCGCATTACAACACCCTTGCCGATAGCCTCATATTCCATGTTTCCGATTATAACAGACCAATGGTTGCAACAATGAATAGGCGGTTTTCCATGCAGTTTTGCGTACAACCACATGAATAGTTGTATTGCTCTCGGTAGAAATTTATTTGATCTTATACCCTGTATCTTCATAATTTTAAAAATAAGAATGAATAATTATATTCTGAAACAACTTACCCTCAATCCATAGGCTGACTATCAGAAACACAATCAGCACAATCAGGATTAAGGTTGAGTATTTCAGATATTTCAGCAACGGTTTCTTATTGAAGAACCACACAAACATCAATGCCACGTAAAACAAGGCGTAACCAGCTAACAGATATTTTGCGATTAGTTCCATTGTTATTTCATTTTGAATATTCCATTGTAACTCAAAGTAAAACCGGCAGTATAACTTAAGTAGTAGATTGAACCTTCAACTACATACTGTTTCCAATTCTTACGCTTCCCTATCGGTATTACCATTGCTGTAATCATAGTGCAGTTACGTACCATTCGAGCCATGTGGTAAGCATCGGTTGTCCAAACAAGTGCCGTTGAACTGAATAGGTAAGCATCGCCATCATCAGGGTTGCCGTTTTTCCATTTGTTAGTCCATGACCTATCAGGATTCCAATAGCCCTGATTAGCATTTGGGAATACCTTATCAAACTGATTGTAGTTAATCCTCAATACCTCTGCTGTACCATCCGCAAAACCTGAAACAATCAGTAAACCTGATTTAATTGCAATAGGCTTGATAGCATCCGCCGGCAATATCTGAGCTTTGCCGGCAAAAGTTATTAAGATTAATATTGCAATCAGTGCTTTCATGTTTCCATATTTGTTTCAAAAAGTTGTAAAGGTGAACCTAAAACAGTTAAGGGTTAAGTCCGGCATCAGGAATTACCATTTCAGTATCATCAATAACAAGTGATTTACCTGCCATTAATGCAACTACCTGGAATATATCTTCTGCAAGAGGAAATTTATAATAGGATTCTATTACTTCATCCTCTTCATTTTTAATCTCTGTTAATTCAGGTTCATCAGGAGCATATCTTGTAGTACCTGTAATGTTATTTGGATAACCTCTTGAAGCACTTACTGCATCATTAAGAGAGTTATATTCTTCGATTGTTGAAAGTTTTAAGTATTTCATTGTGTTAAGTTTTGATTAGACGTAAATTACCACCTAATTGTATATTAGTTTCACTTGAAGTATTCATTTGAGCATTAGATGTAGAAAATAATATTCTAATATTTACAATATCAGGTACTCTATTCGCTGCTTCTTCTTGTAATCCTGAAAATTGACCAGAAGACCCACTTCTTACCCCAGAACCTAATACGGTAAATCCACTACTATTGTCTGCCCCTGTATTAGGAGCAGACCAATGAGCAGTATTTGTTTTCATCTTACCTCCTGCAACAGCAGTACCTCCTAAAGTAACAGCAACTGTTTCAAAATCAGCTTTAGCAGAGACTCTCCAACCCCAAGGCGTAGTTGGATTAGCAGCATTATAATAATCAATATCCATCTGAAGTAATTTAGCAGCATACCAATTATACAGCTTACCATAAATAGCACCAAGAGTTACATCATTATTGTAATGACACCACATTGCAGCTTCTTTAACTGCTGCATAAGTTTTCTGTTCATCTGTACCTGCTGTAGCTGCATATACAGCATTATAGATTTCAGTTGAGTTAGCCCAACCAAGTTCTTGAACAGATATATTGTCAATATCATATGTTCCAACACCACCAATATTTGTAAATCCAAAATTAACAGTAGTAGCTTTTACTATATCAGTGTAAGTTCCATTTGCAGTTCTTGTAGGAGCATTAGAAAAAGTATCAATTCGCATACTACCACTAACATAGTTAAGTATAGTATATGTAACTTTATAATATTTTCCAACTATAAGCAGCCCTTCTTTAAATAAAGAAGCTACTCCGACATTAGTGGCTTTAGCTACTCCTCCTTCAATAGTCCAACCTGTTCCTTTTCCCCAATAACCAGTATCACTACTAAACTCCCTATCAGCATCATTAGTAATCCTCTCAACAGCAGCATTAGCTTGCATCTCAGGTATAACATTACCTTGAGGTGTAGCAACCATTTCAAGATTACTTGTAGCCCAAGTTTGTTCACCTATTTGTACAGATTCAATTTCAGGAAATCTTGCACGTAGAAAATTATATTCAGCAGTAACTTGTTCAGGTGTCATTGCACCTGATTGAATACGGTATTGATGTGTAATTCCTTTTGCATTACTCCCATATCTTAAAGGATATAGTCCTTGAAATAATGCAACTGTTGTTGCACTTATTGTTTGTACTAAATCTTTTTCAATAAAAAAATTAACTTCAGAATTGTTATAAGTTATTGTTATAATCGTGGTTTTAGACTTACGTTTATTTAGAATTAAAGTTAAGTTCGCAGAACTTATACTAGAAGGAGACCCGTTTGTATAAAGAACAATACCTGAATCATTACTATTTACTGTTAAATGTAATCCAAACACACCACTATTACTACCTATATATCTATAGTTACTAGCCCTATCCCCAAAAAGAGATACTACAAAACTAACACTCCAAGCCTCATTAACACCAAAACTAATGTCAGGATGTGTTAAAAACCTACTACCACCATTAGGATTCTTTAAAGCTAATCTTTCATTAGGTGCAATATTACCACTAAGCCAAGGTTGACTAAGTTCTGTTGATTGAAAGGCGTCATTAATAGGTAATTTAGGACTGTAAGCTTTACTCAAATAAGTATTAACACCTGACACTCTCCTTTTTGTACCCATTTCAGGTGCAATAAGAAGTTTAGTATTGTCAAGTATATTCTGCTGTTTAAGGAATTTAAGATAGTCAAGTGTGAATTGAGTATCATCAATAACTCCACCATCTGCAATTACTCTTTCAAGATATGCAAGATATTCAGCAGGGTTCACATTTGACCCAAGTTGAGATCCTATAACACTTCCTATAATTAAATTAGTTCCCATTGTTTAATATGTAAACTGTAACTGCATCAGTTCCTGTTGAATATACCCTTCTAAATTTTATAGGTAATACTTGTAATGCAAGCAGAGGTAAAGTAATAGTATCTCCTTCTGAATTACCTGAAGGTAAAGCTACAACAGTAGCGTCTACTAAAGTCATTATCCAACCTTCTCCTGCAGGATCATCTGCTGTATCACTTTTTGTAGCAATAGTTGTTCCTCTTGCAGTTAGATTATCCCTTAAAAAGGCAAACCATTTGCCAAATAATTGTTGTAAGTTCATTGTATCTTGTTTTTAATTTTTATTTATACTAAAGGTGGAATTGCAAATGGAGCGTATCTTGTAGCAAAAACTCTTTTCATAAGATTAAACCCAAAAGGTTGCGAAAATCCATGTACATATGTAAAAGCATTATCTGCATTATTTCTTTTCCAAACGTGATATTCTTTATCTGGTGGTACTATAGGACTTCTTATACCTACATATAAATATCTGTTATTAGATATCATAAAACCTTTGCCTGTATTAAACGCAGTTCCCATATTCATTTTACGATATCCAGTATCTCCAGTAGCATAATATATTCCACCATCATTAGCTACTTGATTTAATCCTCCTATTACCCACCTATTATTTCCACCATCCCATGTTATTAATCCTAATCCTCCTGCTTGCCACGAGAACCCTATAGGATTTTGAGTAACCCATGAATTAAGCACATTAGAAGATTTAATAGTACTATAACTACTACCAGTATCTTTTCCAGTAGCCATCCACTGAGCTCCATTATTTTGTACATCATATACAACATCAGTAAAAGGTTTTACAGTTCCAACTGTCCATGTATTTGCATTAGCATTTGAGCTGTAAATTACATTCATTTGTCCACCTGTTGCTTGTCCAGCTGCACACCAAGTATTTCCACTCCACGCTATAGTATTTATTCTAAGTACAGTATCTCCTTTACCTATCCATGTTTCTCCATCTGAAGATACTACCAAGGAATTAGTAGAGCCATCACTCCACCCTCCCCCTACCCATACAGTACCGTTCCAAGCTATTGAGGTTGCACAATTAACTTCTCCTGGAATTTCTGAAGTGCTAAATAAATTTGCACCATGAAATGACCAGTATTCAGTAGTAAAACCAGATTCTGTAGTCCAGGTTTCTCCATCAATAGACCATGAATAATATCTATAGTGTACATAACCTGGAGAAGAATATCCTGTATGAATTATTATATAATTAGCATTAAAATTACTTTTTGATTTAGCAAATGCATAAACAGTGCCACTCAAATTAAATGAACCTGCAACCATAAAATAAGAACCATTACAAGCAACTGACATAGATGCTCCTGCAGATATAGTTTGTATTGGCTCATTACCTTCAGGAAATATTTTTTTCCATGTTCCATTTATATTAATCCAACCCTCACTAGCAACTTTCCATACACCATTTATATTTACATATACTCCTCCTGGAGTACTTGTATCCATATTCTTCCACTGACCGTTAACATTTAAACTTAAAGGCATATTAAGCTGTGTATCTTATGTAAATAGTTCCATTAGGAGTTCCTGTTGGCATTGTACCTGAAGTACCATATCTAACATTGGCTACCTGAGTAACTGATCCTGTTGAATTGGCTGCTGCTACTAAAGCTCCTGTCATAGTGTCACCTGCTTTTAATACATATGTACTATGAGTATGATTTCCTCTTGCTGCTTTATCATTTGTAAGATCAAATCCAGGAAATCTATCTAAATTAGTAATTAATAATGTATCAGTAGATGAGGTAAATGCCATACTTATTCCATCACCAGCTTGAAAATTAAGAGAACTTGTACTTACAACATATCTTACACCTGTTCCATTTAATTTTAATAACCAATTTTGATAGTTATCATAATTGTGTGTATGACTTGTTATCAAGCCAGTCAGTACAGCTTCTACATCTGATTTAAGTAAAACTACAACTCCTGTTCTTCCATTAAAACTGTCTACTTTAGTTCCAGTTAAAAAGTTTGTAGTTTCTAATCCCCACGAATTATCTACATATCTTACTAATCTTCCGTTACCTGTTAAAGCTGCTATATAAGTTAAATCTGTATCAAGTGGTTGGTATGGGTGTGTATGTGAAGCAAGTGCAAATGCAGATGCGTGATTACCATCTAATAAATCAGCATTAAGATTAGTTACCATTGTAGTACCAATCTTTGTAATACCATTAAGAGTTGTTGTACCATTAACAACTAAATTACCTGTTACTGTTCCTCCTGATAGTGGAAGATATGGGTGAGTATGATACAGAGAAAAATCTGATGCATGATATCCATCAAGTAAATCAGCATTAAAGTTAGTAATCATTGTAGTACCTACTTTAGTTACTGCGTTAAGTGTGGTTGTACCTGTTACAGTTAAATTCCCTGATATTGTACCACCAGATAAAGGTAAGTAATTATGAGTATGAGTAGTGATTAATCCTGTAAGTACAGCTTCTACATCAGCTTTTGATAATGTTACTGCTCCTGTTCTTGTATTAAAAGATGTTACTACTGTTCCTGTTATGTAAGTAGAGGTATCTAATACCCATGTATTTGCTGCAGTTTTCTTTAATATTCCAGTTGTACCTGATAATCCTGCAATACTTACTAAATCAAGGTCGTAAGGTTGAAAAACATTATCTACAACTTTCAATGTATCTGTTACTATTTCTATTGTAGCGTTGTCTACATTGACGTCTAGAGTACTACCTGTCTTGGTTAGACCATTTCCACCTATAATTACTGAAGGAGCACTAAACAATTGATAAGTTACAGGATCTGCTCCTAATGTTCCTGTACTTGCTATAGTACAAATGTAAGAAGATCCTCCATTTACAGTACCATTTAATACTACATAATAACCTTTATATAAATCTGCCCATGTAGCAGAATCTGCTTCTCTTGTCCATGCACCTGAAGCTACTGTATATATACCATTGTTAGTTTGAGTAGATTGATTTTTTACTAATATTCTTTTACTTGTAACAGCTGAATACCCATCAATTGTCTGTTCTCCTGATAATGTTATATTAGCTGTTGTTGCAGCATCTACAGGTAACTTAGGACTAATTCCTACAGCTACAGCGTCTGCATATTCCTTAGTAATAAGTGAATACGGGTTAGTAAATACTTTACTTTCATTATAAGTAAGAATAGTAGGAGTTACTGAACCTCTTGCAGATACAGTTGTGAGGGTATCTGCTTCAGTAAATACTGGAGAAGACCATATACCATCACCCCTTAAAAATAAAGATGAACCTCCTGATAAAGGTAGTTGTGGAGTAAATCCTGCGTGAGAACTTGTAACTACAGCGTGTAAACTTCCATTTGCTGCCCAGTTACCGTGAGTAGTCATTACCCTTACATTTCCTTCATATAATTGAGTACTCCTGAATATTCCATCATAGTTTAAAGTAGTAATAACTGAATCAGGAACTGTAATACCTGTATATAAAGTTCCTGTAGATTTACTTAAAAATGGAGAAACAGTTAATACATCATTTGTAATATCAAGATTTAATATACCATCTGTAACTGTCAGAGGATTAACTGTACCACCTGAAGTTATTATCTGCCACGTACCATCTCCACGTAAATATTTTGTATTCCCCCCTGTATCAGGTAAAGCAGGACAAAATCCTGCATTAAACATATCTGTAACAGCGTGCATTGTACCATCAGAAATCTGGGCACCATGCTCAGTCATTACTCTTTTAGTACCTTCGTATAGATAAGTTGTTCTTAAAGCTCCATTAAAGTTTAATACAACATTAGCTTCTGTTGGTGGATCTGCTCCTATACTAATTATAGGAGATGTATAAAAAGCATTACTTGTTTCTGTACTAAAAGGTGATACAGTTAAATTATCTCCTGTAATATCTAAGTTAAATATACCATCAGTTACCGATAATGGATTGCTTCCTGAAGGGGCATCTACGTAAGTAATGTTTTTATTAGCATCTAAATATAGATACTTTAATGCTGTACCTTTATTAAGACGTACTGTAGTCATATCTATATTGAACAGTTGATTATAATCATCTATTAATATAGATTCAGCATTTTCAGCACCTACTATAGATTTAGAACCTATTCTTATAGGTAATGACCTTGAATTACTAATTACTGTCCCGTAAATTCTTCCTTGTATTTCAACAGTATCTACTTCAACCTTAGTTGTGTACCCTGTATTAGTTACACTAAAATAAGTTGGGTCAATTATACTATATTGAGTAGCCCCCTGTCTTACCTGTATATTAGCTGTTCTAAAATAAGCATCTAAATTTAATACATTATTGTATGATGGGTAGGATGCAGTTCCGCTAAAGAAATAGGCATATCCTGGATTACTACCTTTTTTAGAAGCAAATGGTAAATACTTAGTACCATCCCAATCAAGAATATTATCCTGTGCTGAGAATGTAGCAGAAGCTACATAATCAACAATAGCTTTCTCAGTAGCAAATCTTGTATCTAATCCAGGTGCTGATATTACTGTTGTATAGTCCGTAGGCTCTATATCCTCAAACGTAATGTACTGTTGTGAGGATAATATACCATTCAGGTCAGATTTTAAAAACCCTTCTGTAAGGGGCTTAAATCCTTTTACAGTGCCATATGCACTTGTACCAATTAATAATTTTCCATTTAATGCATCATCAGATGAATATAATGGGTCATTAACACTAACTATATTAAGAGTTGTTCTCCATTTATCAGTGTTATCATGCAGTATTTCAATAGTATCAGTTGTTGTATCATAAAAAAACAGACCTTTTCTATGGGTAAACAGAGTCAAATCTTCAAACGTGCTGTTATAAAACAACATATATTTGAGTTGTGCTCTTCCAAATCCCAATAAATCATCTTTAAGATTAAAGTCTGCCATGTTACATTACTGTTATAATTCCTGAACTTGTTGAGTTAAATTCAAGTGTAATATTATCTTCATCAACTTCTGTTATAGAAGGATATACTCTAACTCTTGTTAATCCTGATGTATCAGTAACAACTACTGTAGGTGACCATTTCTTTAATGCATGTGGTACATTTACAGTAAATGTTTCTACGCCTGAGTATGTCATTGTATATACTCTTGGTTGTACTATTATAGTATCACCAACAATAATTATGGTAGTTCCGCCAATAGGTGTTCCTGAAATTACTCCTGCTCCTACAGGTAAAGCTACATCTACTCTACGGCAAAGTTTAAGAATATGGTACATTATGTTTTCCACTTGTTCAGCAGTTAAAGCATAATCATTACCAAGCCTTGGTAACACGTACAAATACATTCCCATTATACTTATCTCTCTTAATAGAGTATTATAATCAGGGTATCCTGTTTTAAAAGCTGAAGCTAATAAACTGTTTTTCTTAACATAACAATTATTAGCCTGTTTTAAAAATTCCTGCAGAGTCATAATTAACAATTACAAAGTAATTCAGTATCAAACGATACAATTTGCTTAAGTGTAGTAAGAATATTAGTAAATTCTGTAAGATAAGCATATTCTGAAGCAGCCACTAAAGCCTGTAACATCATATACTGAGTAATAATATCTTTAAGTTTCATTGTGCAACACTTACTACAACCGTATAAATCAGGAATAAGTGCAATATTTTCAAATACATCTTTCTGTACTACAAAATATGTAGCAATTGCAGCGGTAATTACAGAATTACTCACAGCACCATCTACCCAAGTAGCATCAGTACTAATCCTATATTCAATAGTATAGATACCATCTTCAAGAAGTTCATTAGTATTCTTACCTAACATATCACTTGATATGTTATAGATAAGTTCGTCTGAACTTATTGTACTAAAATCTATACCAAGACCAGCCATAATATCTATATCGTATACTGCTGATGATGGGGTTTGTATTATAATGTGAGCATAATTTACAGCACTTAATGCAGTATTGGGTGCTCCCCATCCCGTAGGATTATCCGTAACGTCGTAATCTCCTGTACTATCTATCAGAGTTAGAATAGAATAATTACTTATAGATTTTGTTAAAACTAGTTCAAGTGCCATATTTTTAATTTAAAAAGGGAGATATAAGCATACCTCATATCTCCCCGCAAAGTTAAGTAAAATTTAACATCAAGTCAAATATTTCAATACCTATTTTATACTAATTTTTATTAGATTTTACACTAATTTTTATTAGGTTATTTTTAAGCATTGATTTCAGTAGCAACAGTTACTCCGTTATTAGGAATACTATATGCTGTAATGTAAGCATTCAGCGTAGTACCTAGTCCGGTATTAGCATCTGTATAAGCTCCACCTGCACCTTTTTCACAAGCTATGTAAAGTTGTTTCAAAGACTTAGCTACACCACCAATTTCAGTAGTCATATCATCTTCAAACTCTATTACAATAACTGCATAGGTTTTACTTGATGATGTTTCACTACGAAATGTAGGAGAAGGAACCTGAGCCCTGTAGTAATTACCTTCATTTCCATGGAACAACTGCTCCATTGCAGAAATTTGACGATAATCTCCAGAACCAGGAGTAGTTTTAGTTGTATTAGTTACAGGAGTGCTTCCACAATCCTGAAGGATAAGTTTCCATACAGGCTGACTGTAACGGAATTTAGGTTCTTCAAATGAATAAGTAGTTGAGCCTACTGCGATACCCCAGTTACCTTCAGTTACAGATTCTACCAAATTAGCTGCTACAGCTGTATTGGAAGTACCCTGCCAAGGAATATCAAGGAAATATACCCTTGCAGCTGCTGCACCCCCATTATGTGATTCAACTACATAACAAGGAGTTGTACCTGCACCAAGTCCACCAATTCTGAGAATAGTTCCGGCAGTTACAAGTCCTGTCATATCTTCACTGAATACAATTGCTGTTGAACCTTTGGTTACAGAAAGTGTAGCAGTTCCGAGAGCATTAAGTACAGAACCTGAATTGATCCTGTTAAACGTAAACCTGTCAGTTCCCCATTTAACTTTATCTGGTTCCCTTGAGAAGTTTTTAATAAGACTTGAAGTAAGTCCATAAGCAATCTCACGTTGAGTTGCGGTAGAGTCTGTTTCATAGAATCCTTCTTTAATCTTCTGTTGCATAAATCCAGCAACATCTGTAGGAATAAGATTCAGTTTTACAGAATAAATGTTATTGTTAATTACCTCAATTGCACCTGAAGTACCATTGTACCCAATATAATCAAGTTGATTAGTGGGGGCTACATATCGGTTAGTATGAATTGATTTAATTGATTTTGCCTTAATGATATCTGAGTAATTCAAATCTCCATTAGACAATTTAGTCGCAATTTTAAACTCTGAGGGAAGAGTTCCGGTGGCATCTACTACTATTCCAGAAGGACTTAAAACTACAGGTTCTCCTGTACTAAGAGATGAAATAAATCCATCAATGTTAAGAGTCTCCATTCCAGCAGTTGCTCCTACGCTATTTGCGATAAGAATATTTGCTACGTTACGTTGTGCATGCATTGTTTTATTGTATTAAGTTAATAAAAGTATTTAAAATTAAAAAAAAACTAGATTTATTTAGAATCCGGTTACATGAATTCTATATTGGATGTGCATTTTACCTACTCCAGTACCATTACCAGCGGTAAAGGCAGAAGCAGCAGTGAGATTTAATCCTGTATTCAACAGAGCACTATAGGCTGCTGTAGATAGTGGGTGAAATTGATATACTTTCTGCCCAGTTGCTCCAAAACTGTTTGCTGCTGATACTATTCCAGTTACAGGAGTTGTTCCAAGATTAATGGTAACATTTCCTCCATCAGCATAAGCTCCACCTTTTCCATCAAATATTAAAAGGGCAGAAACAAATTCAAGAAAGTTGCCTGATCCTGGAGTTACTACTAAAGGAAAACCATTAGCATGTCCTAGATCTCCTGCTGAAGTACCTACTATAGCGGTTGCAGGAATATCAAGTTCCTCAACGTAAATGTCAGATACGTTAGAAGTAGCTATGTGAGAGGTAATTTCTTCAATTCCTTCAACAATAGTCTCTACTGCATTATTAAACGCTTCGGCAAATACGGGAGTTGAATCCTTTAATCCGTAAGTATAATTTTTATTTGTTAATTTATCAATTGATCTCATTGATTTTATTTAGTTTGAGGGTGAGTAATATTATTTAATTCAAATGTTTTTAAGGCTACTTTTATTGCCTCATCTATTACTTCTTCATGAAACTCTTCAGATATTTCTATATTGGATGTTTCTGGAGTTCCTGTTAACAGTGTTATTTTTATTGGATTAGCCAGATACGTTAAATAATAATGTGTTATGTTGGTAACATCATCTCCATAAATAAGTTCATGACGTTTATCAGTATTTCCTATATCAAGTCTCCATACAAGATCTCTGTAAGGTTTTTTAAACGGATTATGTATATGTCTGTTATAATAATCCAGTTTAACAGGTTTTACAGAAGATCTGATTGTTTGTGGACTTCCATGACAATCATTATAACTTACCTGTGCTTCTTCCTGTAGTATGTATCTGTAATTTTCAGTAAGATTAAAATATCTTCCACGAGGGTGGCTTCCATTCGTACTTGTATCAAGAATAGCATATTTTACTAAAGGATTAAGTCTTTTTCTTGCAGATTCGTTATATTCAAATATCTTGTACCACTCCTCTATAAACTTATCTAATCCCTCATTTAAATAAAATTCTATATCTATTGTTCTAATATCAAGATCTTTATTTATATGATTTCTAAACCTTTGTTCAAATCTAAGTTGTAATTCTAAATTTGTCATTTATTTTCCTCCTTGGATTTTTGAGAAAGTTTATACTTTTCCTGATTATATAAATTTACTGCCAATCTGACTATATCTTCATGTAAATAATCTGCTAATTCACACACATCTGAATCAAGTTCCATTTTAGAAGGCTCCACCAAACATATAGCTTTAATTGTATCTGTAGTAAATGTAGTGTAACTGTCATATATAACAAGTAAACTTAGCTGATTATCAATAGAATCATTTGCTTGTGAGTGTACTTGTGTAAAAACAGGAACTAATATTAATGGTTTATTTATGTAAGTAGTAAGATACTGATTAATATCTTTGGGCTCTATTGGTAATAAATCCACTAATATGTCATTAGCTGAATGAGGATATGAACGTGTCAGTTTTCCAGTTAAGCTAAGATAGTGCCATATATTTACAGAAGATGATTTAAATGTTAAACTATTGGGATAATGAGCAGATACTGTATTTTGGTCTAAATCAATTATCTTTATAAGATTTTTCAAATCATTAAGATTTCTTCCTATTAATATTGTTTTATCATGAAAAGAAGGTAATGAAAGAAATTTATCATTTATATACTTTACAACAGCTTCATTAAGATATTTCTTTATTGAAGTAGAGTCAATATAAAATTCAGGACTGATATTTCCACCAATCATTTCAAAAGCAAACTCTTGAAATCTAAGCCTCATTTCCATTAATGTCATATAGCTTCTTTATTTTTAGGTGAAGATAATTTAACTAAATCAGATATTGCACTATTTACAGCCGTTTCTACAATTTTATTATATAACGTATGATCACTAAAACAATAAGATAATTCAGTTGGTTTAGGTGGTATTTTTATGTAAGTTAGATGTAATCCTGTAATTACAGTATATCCATCAGGTATAATTACAAAAATATTTTCACTTGTTTCCGGAGTAACATAAGAATTAACAGGATCAATATATATTTTAGGATTTTTAAAATAAGGAATGTTAAATGCACTCTTATAATATAATACTGCATCTTCGGGAAGGATAAGTTCGTTTTCAACTATTCCTGTAGATTGATATGCACTTGGATATGTAGAAATTATAGTGGAATAGGATCTTAGGTAATAATTACATTCTACGACTGCAGTTTTTACTGTACCATCTGTTTGTAATGTTAATCCTCCTGAAACATCTTCATTTATAGTATATCCTCTTAATAAATCATATCTTTTATTTAAAGCAAGTTCATGCAGAATATTTAATTCAGATTTATATAGATAGTTAAGGATTATATCGCTTGATAGCACCCAATTATCTAATCCTAAAGTTTTTACAGAAGCTTCATAATTATCCTGAAACTGTATCTGAAGATCTAAATATGTATTTGGTATTACTGGCATGATTATCCTTTGGTATTAGATTCAGGTTGTTCAGAAGATTCTCTTCTATTCTTTCTATTTTCCATAGAAGCTAAAAAGGTTTTTTTCTGTATAAAATTAGTTAGAGCCGTAGTAACTATAAGATTATGAAGACTTTCGTCTAATTCACAATCGTTAACATCTATCTCTATATCAACAGGTATTTTTACATAAGTAATAATTAACTCTGTTATGGTGGTGTAAGCATCAGATATTACTCTTAATTTATTATCTTCCACATAACATTTCGGTATTCTGAAGAAAGGTTTATTAAAATCAGTGGTTAAAAATTGATTTATCTGAACCTCACTTATTTCTTCATTGTATACAAATGTTGTAGAATTTGTAATAAGTGGTAGAGTTCTGTCATATTTACTTCTTGAATTAATGTAATATAAATAATCTGAAAAATTAAATGTATAATATACTGAATTTTGTATATTAGCCTCCGGTGTTACAACAACAGAACCGTCTACTATAATATTTTTAAGTTTAAGATAGTCTTTAGAATCGTATAAAATTTTTACTACTACCTTCTGAGCATCATTAATATACCTGAATATAGTATCTGTATCAGGTTTTTCCCGATCATTAAACAATNAACCTATCGTCTGCAATTCAGTTTCAAACANTTGTTGCATTTCAAGTGCTGTCATNGTTTATTGATTAGTNGTTTTAGCTATTTTTATTGATTTTAATGCNTCCTCNACTGCGTATTCNACAATAGTAGGNTGNGTAACCANATCCATNTTTGTATTTATATTGGTATCTATATCAATGTCAGTAGGTTTTATAACTGCTGTAAGCTCTATCTCTGTAGGAGTATCAGTATAATAATCTACTAAAACTACTATAGATTTTTGACTTCCTGAATAATCAATATAACATTTTGGATATTTTAACCATAACTTATTAAAAGGATTATGGTAAAATTTCCATGCAAATCTTTGATCAGTCAGTAATTCGTTCGGTATAAAAGTACTAGTAAAAACAGGATTAGTTCTGGTTATTTTAGTTCTTGATCCTACATAGAATAAAAATGTAGGATGAATATTATTAATATCAGCAATACATCCGTTTGATACATCTGGCATAGCTACAGCAGTATCTGAATTAGTATGAATAAGATTACTTAATAATGGAAGATTTCCTGCATTAAATAATTCTGTAACAAGTCTAATCTGAGCTATGTTCAAAAATGTACTTATTTCACTATCTTCCCAGCCCGGTGCAGCTAAACTTGTAGCTGCATCGTAGCGGGTAAGAAATTCATTTTTTAGTTCTTGTACTGTCATTTACTTTCAGAATCTATCTGTGCAATAAGTTTAAGCCTATCTTCCTGATGTCTTTCATCTTTAAAGTATATAATTACTTCTTTCAATGAACTTCCTACAGGTATTTCGTCAGGCATTAAAACAAACACACTTCCAATTAGTTTTATAACACCAGATCTTATTCCATTATGGATAATAAGTTTATTCTCATAATCCTGAGAAATAATTTCAAGAAACTTTTTAGTATTATTAGAAATAATATCTTCAACCTGAGCTATAAGAGTCTGTAAATTAGTATCTGGAGATGGTCTCATTGCTGTAGGATTTTCAAGCCAGTATACACTTAAAAATTCATATAGCTTAACTTGAGAGTTTTGCATTTTAGCAAATATTCCATAAGCTTTAATTCTATCTGAAGCTACTGTAGCTTTACTTTCTGATTCATATCCTTCTTCTACTAATACAAGTTTATGAGAACCCTGGTCAAATCTATTTTCCCAATTATCACAAACTATACCACCTGTACCACAATTAGCCAATAACAACTTATAATTTAAATAATCTATTGGTAGTGATAAATCTAAGGTCAAAAGAACTGTATCATTTGTTATTTCAGTATCAGATTTTTTTATTGCTAAAGAATGTCTGTACCAAAATGGGATACTTCCTTGTTTGTAATCAGGTTTTCTGTAAGGATTTAAATCTCCNGGATTAAAATCCATCCCTGATANTACTTTATCCTCAAAAAANTTTAATTCTTCTTGNGTAAGNGGGTTAACTAATTCACCTGTTTGTCTTGANGTNGGNACTGTAATTTCTANTATTGCGCCATCATTAAGCCAAGAACCACTATGTCCTTTAGGAAGCCAACCTTCCCATAAAACAGGTTTTACCAATACCTTTCTTTTAGGTAATTCAATCATTTTTTCAGTCATTTCTCTTCTTCTTCTTTGTAAATACTTTGTTTAATTATAGGAAAGTACCTACTTGTTACAACATTAGTACCAAGTAGGTAAATTCCAATTATTTATTATCCCAAAATGTTTGGTTTATAGGATGCTGTACGGGTTGGGTCATATATAATGGCACCACCAATAAACATTCTATGCTCTGTCCATCCATCAACAGGGTTAGACATGATCTTACGTTCTGAACTTGCAGTAAATGGATCACGAAGTCCGGGCTCAAATCCCCTGAAATCACCACCGTCTTTAAGATATACTTTCTGAATATTTGGTTTACCATCAGAAGTTCCCATATTCAGAATATCATATACATATGATTCTGCAAGACCAGGTTTGCTGCCCATATACAGTTTATTACGCTCAAAATCATCTTTTAATGCGTCATGAATTACATTAACTTTTACTCCGTTAGGCCCCCAGTAAGAAAGGAACTGTCCTTTATAAGCCATACTACCATCACTATTAACGCTAATACGCTGAGTTTCCCTTGAAGGAGTATAAAGAGTTGAATGATATTCAAGTGCTTCCGAGAATTGGATCATTCCACGCTCACCAGTTGCAATAGTTACTTCACGTTGACTCATTGAAATCTTTCCAATAGAAAGATCAAGAAGCATATCAGTGAATTTTTTAATATTAAATGAACTATAGGTATAATAGTTAGATGATTCCATCTGCTGTTTAATACCGGCACCCATCTTCAACTCATAACCAGATTTACCTTTAATTTTATAAGTATCCTCTGCAGTTTTATTAGATGTAGCATACATAATCATTTTAGCAATTTCTTCCTGATATTGCATTTCAAACATATATGTACGATAATCCATCCATGTAGTCATAACTTTCTTAGTAGCATGATCCTGCCAGCTGAATTTAACAGGCTGTTTAATCATATTACTGGGAACAGTATCCTGCATACGAATACGTGTAAAGGTATTCTTCATTTTGAATGGGAAGTTGTAAGTTACTCCACCACCTTTTTTAGAGAGAGTCTCTTCAACAGGTGAGAAATCTTTACTAAATCTTTTACCTGCCTGAAGTTCTTCAAAAGGAATGGTAAGATTTTTATCTCCAGTATTCAAGCGACACCTATATTCCCAATAAGTTCCAATTGGGCGAGGTTCATCAAGAATAAGAATAGGATAAACTTCATTACGCTCACCTACAATCTGATTTACATCAGAGAACCATTTCTCAGAGAAAGTAAGATAAAATTCGGTAAGGTTTTTACCTGTTTTATCTGCTGCTCCGATTGCAGTGCCGTTAGAAGTTAGAGATGCTTTCACCAAAGGAATATTTTTCTTACCAGAAGTTATGATATCCCAAGTAAAATCGTCTTCTCTATCAAGATAAAGAGCAGGAAATTTGTTAAGATATGAGCTTACGGTAGTACCAAAATTTGCTTGGTGAATCATGGTTGCTGTTTGTGCAGCAGCCTGTGGGTCTATCTGAAATTGATAACCTAAGTGAGTCTTAGTTATAAGACCTGCTACGTCATCATTTTCGTACATTTGAAAGGGTGAAATTCTCATTGTTATTATAGTTTAAAAAAAGTTTCTATTTATTTGAATTTTGGTAATCTAAAATCTACATCATCATCAGAGCTTCCTTTGCCTAAAGTAGACTTACCTTGTTTAAAATTGGTATTTGCACTTTCACTTAAAGATTTTTCAAGATCAGCTAAAGCTTTACTTTTTTGTTTACTCAGAAGTTTATCTAGTTTGCCATCAAAAGCACCTAATTCCAATAATAGGTTTTCATAAATAGCATATTTAATAGGGTCTTCTGCTCTCTTAGCCATTGTAGCATTTAAAGGTTCTCCATTTTTTCCTTTAGCTACAGCAGTTGTAATGTTGTTGTAAATTTTATCTTTTGTTTGTTTATTAATCTTAATTCCTGGGAAAGGTTCCTGTAAAGTATCAAGTTCTTTTTTTAAGGATTTAAGACTGTCTTCTCTTGCTTTAATGGCCTCAGCTTCCTGCGTTTTTTTATTTTCTTCAAGCTGTTTTTCCTGAGTTTCTGCTAATTTAAGAAGATTTTTATGTGCTTTTTTAGCATTATCTTCAAGTTTTCCGGTAGTTTCATATGCTTCAATTGTATCATCAATTTCTTCATCTGTCATTCCCCTGTACTTAAGATTCTGTCTTACAAGATTTTTCTGAAGGTCTTCATTATCTTCAATAGTATTTTCAGTGATAGAAGAATAAGATTTTTTTGCTTCATACACATCAGCCCACTCGTTCAGGTCATATCCTTTTTCACGAGCTTCAATAAATGATTTAAAATCAGCCTCAGCATTATTTTTATATTCTTCAATATCAGCAGCAATGGTTCTTCTTGTAAGTTCCATTAATACTTCACTTTCTGTACCAAACTCCTCTACCAACTTGTCAAATTCTTCATCATCTATAGATGGTAGAAACCCCTCCTCTGAAAGAGCTTTTACGAAAGGTTTAAAAGGCGAAGAAGAAGAGCTACCCTTAGTTTTAGCAGGAGGGGTTTCCGACTCATCAGTCTCTTCACTAAATTCTTCAATATTTAGTTCATCTCCTTCTTCTTCACTATCTTGTATTGGGATATCAGGAATGTCCAACATTCCATCATCATCAATATTAATTTCTTTGGTTTTTACAGGAGTTTCCTTTTCAGAAGGAGTCTCGACTGTATCTGGAATTTCAATGGTTTCATCCATATCTCCCAGTGTAATGTTATTAAATAATTTCATACTCTTCTTCTTTTAATGTGCAAATGTATTATATATTAATATAAGATGCAAATAATTATTATCTTTTTTGGTTTAATACTAATTTTACTATAGCTTTTTTGTTAGTTATATTCTAATTCAAATTGCTTACCCATTTCTAATGCTGTTTTAGCATAACTTTTACGTAATTCTGATTTTTTAGGGTTAATTACTCCTTGTGGGTTGGTATAGTAAGCTAATGTAATTTCTTCCAAAGACATGTCAGGATATTTTTCTTTATATCTCGGAGCAATATTTTTATAAATATCATATAAAGATAATACTACATACTGAGATGCAGTTGCACTATTCATTAAATCGTTATATTCTACACTATCTTTACCTGTTAATTTTTTTAAATACCCTTTCGGTATTGAAGACTCTCTAAGTTGAAACGCACCAGCACTAACATTTTTACCTAACACTCTTCCGGCAATTTCATCTCTTACCATTCCGTAAGTTCCTCTAATTCCTGGATTATTGAAACCACTTTCTCTGCCCATTATACCTAAAATCATTAATGCTAGTTTATCATAAGTATCTGAGCTAATTCCAATTTTATCTCCCATCAATAATTTAGAAGCTTCCAGTGTCTTAGCAACATTTTTAACTGATTGATTATCTTGTAAATTTTCTGGAAGTTTAATAGATATATTTCTACTTCCTTTAGAATGCTCTGAAAAAAGTTTTTTAGGATCATTGCTAATAAAAGATAATCCTGTACCAGTAATTTTAAAATCACTTGATCCTTCTTCTTCTGGAAGAATATACCATCTTGAATTCTTTCCTATATATTTTGTTAATGAAGATGCTCCTTCTGGAGTAATTCTTGTACATCCATTAGATAAATTACATTTCTCTTTATCTTTAGGTATTTTTCCTGTATGAACACTACTTGGTATATTATAATCTTCATTTATTTTAGACCTCTGAAAAGATGTATGTCCTTGATGAGTTCCTGTAGAAGATATTCTAAACATCCCAGCAGGAGTTTTCATATTACCCTTACCTCCAATTAATCTTCCTGTGCCTCCAGTATAAGTAACTGTTAATTCATCTCCTTTACTGGCTCCGGTAGCAGTATCAATAGTTTCTACTAATTTACCCATTTTATATACTCTTGCGGTATGGGTAGTTTTATCTTCAACTACATAATATTCTGAAGAGGGTGTAGTTTTTTCTACTAAATGTATCTTATCTTCATTATCTAAATTTTGATTTATTTCATCTAATTCAAAAGGGCTCATATAACTATAATTCAACTCTTTAGGTAAATTATTTGTTACTTTTTTATTTATAGCTATCTCATCCCCTATCTGGATTTTATTTACATCTTTTAAATTAGGATTTAGTCTTTTTATTGTTGCTAAATCAGTATTATGTTTTTTAGCTATTCCCCATAAAGTATCCCCTTTATTTACAGTGTATTTCTCTTCTTCTTCTATTTCAGGTAAATCTTCCTCCAATACTTTTCTAGCCTTGCTTGTACTATCTATTTTTATATCTTGAGTAGGTAATGAAGAAATATAATTAGTAGATTCAGCCTCCTGTATAATAGGCTGAAAAGAATTTAATTCTGGTAAATTTGAAGCAGCTTTAGTTTTTATAGTACTAGGTAACAAAGCAGAACGTTGATGAAAAGTAGGAGTACCAGATGCTAATGCTTCAGGAGAATAAGGTAATACAGCTTTTTGTTTGGGCCCGCCTAATGCATACTTAGTCGTGTAATCACCTGCTGGATTAGGTGTTGATAACCTACCTCTTACTCCCGGAGTTGTGCTCATATTCATCTTAGCAGCCCATCTACCCAATGGATCTGTCTTATGTTGAATGTCTATTCCTGTATATCCTGCATTCAAATGTCTGCTGTCTTTATATACCACATCAGGCATTATTCTTTCATTAGGAATTAATTCAGGTGATTCAGGAAGTCCTTTCGATTGCATTCTGTTTACAAACGGTGTGTACACTATTGGTTGTGTAGGTTTTTTATAAACAGGCTGGTCTTCCCACCCTACAGGAGATATGTTTGGATTATAATATCTATGAGATGCTCTTGATGAAGAATCTATAAAGGTATTATCTCCTAAATCTTCAGTAGCTCTATCCAGAGTTACCTTATCTCTTCCGGAAGAAGCTTTGCCTGATAGGTGTTCTATATTCGTTTGAACTTCTTCATAAACATTATCTTTAATTTTTCTCTTACTTACGCTACCATTATCATAAACCTTATAACTCTTAACATCTTCTAAGTATTTTTTAGCATCCCCCTTTTTAAAAGTCGAGACTTTATCCATTCTAAGTCTGTAAGAGTCTCCGTCAACTTTGCTAATAGGGTTACTTCCTGTACTTGGGGCGAGCTTGTAGATACTCAAACTATCCTGATAAGCTTTTAATCTCGGATCATTAGGATCATTAGTAACAATAGTTCCTTTAGGATATTTCTTTCCTCTGATAGTCGGACCTGATAGTTCTTTAGGGGTCTTCTCACCACCTAAGGCATACTGTTTAGCCTCTTTAATAAGAGATACATAGCTGCCAGTACCACCAGCAGCTCTATAACTTTTTAGTAAATCTAACTTTTCTCTTGGTGTCATTTTCTTGTAGGTTTAGGAGTAGGTTTATTAGCTACTTTCCTTTTGATAGTGATTTCCTCATCTTTTTGCTTCTCCTTAACTAAAGCCTGTCTTTTCTTTTCTTCAAGGTCTTTCTCTTTAAGCTTATACTCTGCTAAGAATTTCTCTCTATCAAATGAATTATCTTCAGGGGCTTCTTCAGTAGTTCCCTCAACATCCATAGCCTTTTCAGTCTGCCTAGCTTCAATTTCAAGTAATTTAACTTCAATTGCAGTATCAGATTTAAGTTGCTCAATTTCCATTTGATG